GTATGCTAACTACAGCCCCTAGTTTAGCACATTGTTCCTTATTTAACACGCCAACACTATCAAATATTTCCATATGAAGGTCTATAGTTGACATTGTGGCTATTTCAGGGTATTTTCTCAATGCTGTCCTTATGTCCTGGGTAAATTCCATTAGACTAACTTCTTCTCGGGACACCAGCCCTCCTTATAGTCGTAAATTTCAACGTAAGTACGCTCAAATTGTTCTTTTGTCATTACCCTCTTTTTACCCTCTTCAGTTACTACATAATCCCCATTGTAGTAAAAAAGAGTAGTTTGGTCGTCAACGACAACACCATCTTGTTCAGCTGGAAAGGCTGCTACTACCCACGGTCTATGCCTAAAATAACGATTCCCCATGAATGTCCCCTTTAAAGTTGGAGCGGGTGGGCGGTAACGATCCGCCGTCACTAGTTTGGAAAACTAGGGCTCTGCCATTGAGCTACACCCGCCTGGTGGTCCCCCCAGGAATCGGACCTGGACTCCGGCCCTTATAAAGAGCACGCTTTACCATTAAGCTAGAGGACCAATTCAATTGTGGCGTCTCTTTTAACTATCCACCAATCCCTAACAACGTCCCATGGTTTGCCTATTGCCCATTTACTTATAGGGGCGGCGTTTACCACAAACCCGTCTTCAACTTCAACTGCAAAGCAACAATAATTAGTGGTTATTCTATAAATTTCCATTGTTTTCACCATAAAAGATGGTTATGTAACCATAAAAATTGGTCGGAGTGGGTGGATTTGAACCACCGAAACCCCTCGGCCCCAAACCGAGTGCTCTACCAACTGAGCTACACTCCGTTTATTACTTCCAAGTGGCTTCAATAGGTTTTGACCCTATTTTTGTATCAATGATAAATAGTATCTTTAATGCTAAATCATGTAGCAATTTAACATCTGTCATTTTATACATTGATCTTGCCTTAAACCCATGTCCAATTTCTAAGGCTCTATCTTTTAGTGTTTCTATTTCCTGCTTTAGTTCTGGTACAAAATTACCTGTGTCCTCTAATTCATACAAATGGTCAGAAGCCCCATTAAAAAATAACTCTATGTCGCTGCTTAAAGTGGCCTCAGCCGTTCCACGAATAGGAACAATTTTGTCATACCAAAACTTTATGTCCTTAACCCAATGACCATAATTCATTTCCGGCCGGGGGTTTGGCCCCATAATTTCTTGGCGTTCTTCTTCGGTTTTATTCATTAAAAAGACTTTATAGCCAAGTTGCTGGTGCATTTCATTTTGAAAATGCCCCAAAAACAACACTAATGGGTAGATAAGGCCCTTACCAAACTCACTCCCTGTATCTTTCTTTTCAACGGGTTCCTCGGGCATATTACCTCCTTAAAAACTGGTGCTGCCGATAGGATTTGAACCTATAACTACTAGATTAAAAGTCTAGCTCTCTGCCAATTGAGTTACGGCAGCATGGCCCCCATGAGAGGACTTGAACCCCTAATTTATACGGTAGAAACGTATGGCCCTATCCATTGGGCTACATGGGGATGTATAAATGGGGGAGGACTTTGGCACAACCCTTTTCCTCTGCAGAGTACTACGGTGCCCGGTATATTTCATCCTCCTGCCTGACGTTGGCTGGATCTCCAGGATTCGGACCTGGGGTAGGGGCATTAACAGTGCCCTGCCTTACCTGCTTGGCTAAGATCCAATTGTATTTTGGTTGCGGGTAAAGGAATTGAACCTTTAAAGGAGGCTTATGAGACCCCTGCCATAACCATTAGGCGAACCCGCAGTTATTCCCTTTACTCTATTTGCTAAAATTACTATTCTTAATATCTTTTAAGATTACCTTTTTATGCTTGGCACAAAGGTCAATCCGCTCATTCCTCATCGATACATTACGTACTGACTTTCTATGACAATACAGGCATTTCATTATTCACACTCCCCCTCAGCATAATAATCTTCCGGTAGTAAAAAGGGCATCCCATTTTTTATGGTTTCCTTTAGCCATATGTGTTTAGCTTCATTTAATCTTTTAAGAGCTATTTCTTGAGTTTTACCTTGCGTCAAACACCCAGGGAGTTCAGGTATACCAGCTACCCACCAACCCTCTGAGGGGGTCAGTACAATTTCATATTTTAACTTTAAAGCCTCTTTTAAAGTCATATTTCTCCTTTTTAAATTGGAGCCACTGGTCGGAATCGGACCGACGACCCCCCGCTTACAGGGCGGGAGCTCTACCACTGAGCTACGGTGGCGTAAATTTTAACTTTAGCGCGGGTCGGGCTTGAGTACCGGCTATGTGGGACTATTTAATGCTAGCTTCCCGACATCGGTAAGGGCCTATCACTCCACCCATCCCACTTGGACTTTTGGGATTCGCACCCCGTTTCCAATACGTGTCCGTCCACGCCGCCGCGCTAATTTTTAGTTGCCCCGGCCTGTCACCATTCCCATGGGCAGTTAAACATTAGCTGTAGAGGGCTAATGTTACCGGGGCAAGTTGTTATTTTTTATGTTTGACTTTTCTTTTAATTTCTTCTATTTCTACCATCAAGTGCTCAACAAGAAACAACAGCCCATTAATTTGTAATTGCTGCATTTTAAATTTCTTTTCCACACTCACAATTTTCCCCACGGCTTTTCCTCTTTATACTTATTAATTAGCTTAATATAAGCGTGGTCCTTTTGTACACCATTATAAAATAATAATTCCATATCAATTACACTCATGCCCTTTAAATCATTTTTCTTTACTATTTTGGCCCAACGTTTTTTCTGCTTTTTTAGCTTAGCTATATAAAGCCCCTTGCCTTCAAGTATAGCTATCCCCACGTCAATGTTAAAATTAGCGTCTGTTTTACAGTGCTTTATCTGCTTTTTAGTTAACCCAGCCTTTTTTAATGTGTCTTCATTAAGCTGAAAGACTCCAAAATCGTGTGACACTCTGCCCAGTTTACGGTTTAAACTGCCATCTACAAAAGTAGTCCCATTTTTGTTAAACTGGGTCATATGACTTTCAAGCCACGCAATAGCTCTTAATAAGTCGGGGTCAAATTGTGTTTGTAAGCTGCCTATGTAATCACTTATTTCCCTTTGCTGTGCAGTTAAACTCTTGCTCTCACTCTGTACAACTACTTCCTCGGCAATCGAAGTGGTATAGACACCCAGTGTTAGGGCAAGTATTGCCAGTATAGGAAAAACGCGCATTATCGCCTCCAATTATATAGTAACGGCGGTAATTAATAAACTTGAAATAGCCCCAAATTAATAAAGCTAGTAGTCCCCCGCCGATCAAGTAACCCATAACACCCCCAACAAGTTTGTTATGTTGTATTATACAATAAAAACCCAAAATAGCGAATTAAAAATAAGTTAAACTTGAAACTATTTACACAGTAGGTAACGGCCAACCATAAGGGAAAGTAGTAATAGCACAGGTAGAACCGCCATACAGAAAAAGCTTATTCTATGTCCCTCTTCTGTGAGACCCAAAACTAAAGCTCCCAGTATAAATAAACCTGCTGTAACTAGGGGCACCCAACATAAAATTAAACCAAGTAAGTGCATGTCTATTTATTCCCTCCAAGAACTTCATATAAATCATAGGGCTGTAGCATTTCCTTAGCCCGTACTAGGCACTTGGGACACATCTCAAATTCAGTTTTGTTCTTTAGTTCAATAGCCACAGTATTATTTACGGTTTCCCCACAAACTCCACACTCACTATTCTGACGCTTTACTCGCATTTTTAATAGTCCCCCTTTTTAATTTACGACGGGCATTTATTTTTTCTTTATTTTTTACATAATAATCTTTATTATAATCTTTAATGTGCTTGGGGTGTGCCCCTTTCCAACGATTAATCTGGGCTAAAATCTTACCTTTGTTTTTACTGTAATAGTCTTTATAATACTCTGCCCGTTCTTCTTTATTGTCAAAGTAATATTGACTCATCCGGTCATTTAGTTTTTCCTTATTTTTGTCATAATAGCTTTTGTTATACATGCTGATCTACTACTCCTTCTGTATAGTAACTTGGCTTACACCATCTACCTTAGTGACTTCAAATGCCCTATCGGCTGATGTGATTAGCTCCTTTGCATGACTTACCATTATAATCTGGATACCTAATTGCTTAGAAACTTGTGCAAATAGGGCACTAAATCTAACTAAAAGGTTCTTGTCACAATGCTTACCCGGTTCATCTAATATCAATACTGGAGTGCCTTTACCCTGTAATTTCCACATCGACAACCTTAGAGCAAATGCTGAAACATCCCGCACGCCACCCCCATTGGGCTGATACTGCTCCCCATTTAAGGACCATACACGATCTGCTTCAGTTTTATCCCGCCTTAGCACAAATTCTACGTTAAACGTATAGGGATCATCAAAAGTAGCTGCTAATGCCTTAGTAACCATATCACTAATATGGTATTCAAGCTCCTGTTGGGTCTTTTTAGCCACTAATTGCAAGTGTGCCCTGGCTTCGCACGCCTCAAGGTACTCACCATCAAAAAAGGCCACCTGGTAGGCAATTTGGGCCTGTTGCTTTACCAAGCTGTCACGTACAGCCTTTTTACGCTCTAAATCAAGCCTGAGTTGACTTGTAAAGCCGCTCATAATCAGCCACCTTTTGCTCTAATTGAAGGCGTAATTTCTCTGTGCTTACTTTCATTGCTTCCACTTTATCTATGGCGTCACTGATAGTGGCACACCCAAACTCTTCCTTTATACGGCGATTTATAGAGGTATTTTCCCCCTCTAAACGGGCTTTATCCGTTTTATCACGCTCAATTTCTTCTTTCCACTTTGAAATCTTTTGTTCAATAGGGAGTTCTGTCATTTTTTAAACTCCTTGAAAAAGATACAACCAAAATCAGCATAAAATAAGGGGTCTCCATCAAGACAGTCAAACATATCCTTATATTTGTCCAATCGGCCACATTCCCTTTTATCAAGTGTGTCCCATTTATCCCAATGCTGACAATTTTTACAATGCCCTACATGTGGATCACTCATTTATTCTCCTCTTTAATAATAGGCTCATAATAAATAGCCACTCCTACTTTGTGCCTAACCAGTAAGCCCTGCTCCACTAATTTCTTAGCAATAAGATCTGCTGTAGATACTCCCTTGCCTAAATTTTCCGTGAGCTTTTTACGGCTCATCCAATGGGAGGGAACTTCTACCCTATGTTCTAATATAGGAGCCACTTGAGAAATCCATTTATCATAGGAAAATTCTGCTGGTTTCTTCATTTTTTATAATCCCTTCTATTATGTCGTTGCTCTAATCGAGTGGACATTTAAATTTCCTTATAACCATTATCTTTTGCCCCCCAACACTCCCACCTGGTGTATAATTCATCTTCTGGGTGACAGACTACCATTGCCCCTATTACGGGCACTGCCTGCCGTCCACCAATTACTTTAGTGGCATATGGGGTCCGCATTTGGAATGCCGGTGTGACTAATGAGTAAGCATATCCCTGAGAAGTTAGAAACCGAAGTTCGGAAGGAACATGCCTATGAGCCCGTAAGACCACACTAGGTTTATTAATTAATTGTACTTTCTTTCCGTGTATTACTTTTTCTTCAGTCCATCGAGATGACTCAATAAGCGCCTCAGCATACTCAACAGCTAAAGCTCTGTGCTGCCCTGTAAAAATACCCCCCGTGGATATGGTGTGGGAGGCGTGGATATTCTTCCCCTGAAGGTTAAGTTTAAGTTCCATATGAGAATACTGATTGCCAATTTTTTCTGCCCCCAATTCACGGGCAATTCCTTCGGCATCACATCCCTCCACACCATCGTGAACATCAGTCCCCCGTAAATGCCAATACTGTCCACCGGAAGCTTTACATTTATCTACAATGGGTTTTAGTAGAGATAAAGCGATTCTTTTTTGAAATTCAATATTTTGGGTAATCATATGTTTTGCACAATGATGTACACCTTCCACCGTATCCCCCATATTAATTAAACTGTAAGGTTGATCCCCAACTATTTTAGGCAGCCAATCATTCCAAACAAAATCCCAACACTTGTATAGCCATTCCTGCATTTCTGTCGGATGGTATAACCCCCCAAAGTCGAGTTCAATATCTTTGTGCCCTTTCCCACAGGGAAGAACAGCAAATGTGTCCCCCGCATGAACATCTCCAAATGCAACTAAGAATTTAGCTTTATTTTTTGTTGTCACTTTTCCCCTTCCATGGCCTCGTATATTTTTCGTTCTACCCCTTGGCTAACCGGGTTAAGTTTAAGATGCGTTTCCATGTTCTTTTCAAATGAGGCACATACCTCTTGATCTGCTTTAGTGGTTTGTACAAAGGCATTTAATTCCTCTTTAACTTCCTTTTTGTCCAAATGTTCTCTTGTTATCACCCCTTCTTCAATTGGATAGTATAATGGCCTTACTGTATTACTTTCGGCATACCACAAATAAACACACGGTTTATGGTCTATTTGGTCTGCCTTCATACGCATCATTGATCCTGGGCTAACAAATAACCGCCCATCATCACTTTTAGCCACAAATGATTGGTGGTTATCCCCACACAGAATAAGGTCAAACCCCGGCATTTTATTAAATATGGCCTGTACAGTATCCCCCGGTATATTTTCATCTTTTGGCCCCAATACCAGGGTGTGGATTATAGCTACCTTCACCCATGTGGGGTTTACATTTAGTTTAAAACCCCCTAGTGTTGCTCCAAATGGGAATGGGGTTATATCTATTGTAATATTATCTATATTTAAAGTTTGCAGCACACCCCCATATAAAGTTCTGGTTGTTTCTAAAATGTGATACCCAGAATTTTCAATTAAATCTATGCTGTGGCTGGGTAAATCATGCTGCCCAGGAATAGCAATCATTTGTGGGACATTTTTAATAGACCAAGAAGCCAACCTGGGGCTAATATCCCAGTTATGAAAAATGTCACCCCCACATAAAATAGGACAACCCCCACATTCACTAGCGGTTTTAAATAGCCACTTAATCTTTTTCTCCTGTGCTTCCCAATAATTATCAGTACGACATTTAGGGGTATCTTCACGCAAATGTAAATCACTACAAAGTATAGCTGTGGGGTTACTCACCTACTTTCACCTCTTTCAAGTAGTCCCACTGTAGATTTCCATCTACAATATGCCCTGGGGGGAAGTATGGCACTGTCTCTGCTTCTTTTAAAGGACTATCAGGGCCATTATCTTGTTTAATAATAAGTTCCTTTGGGGCCTCTACTGTTTCTTTTTCCTTTTGCTTTTTTAATCTTTCCCTTTGTTTTTCCATACCCCTTTGAACTGCCTTTTTATGGTCTTCCTTTTTCTTCTTTTCTTCGGCCACCTCTTTTATAATTTTATCCTGATTACTTTTGTCAATTAAAGAACGCTCCTCCATACCTTTTGACAATTCTTCAATTAAACTGGGGTCTGTAAAATTTGGGGATATTTTAAAATCAAGAACCTTTTTAGTACCGTCGTCAAAAGAAAAAATGGCGTGTCCAAAATTCTCTCCATCTTTATCTTTATGAAATTGAAAAATTAAAGTGGATAAAGTATTCATTTAATCTCCTGCCCACAAGTTGGACATAAGCTACCTTTTGGCAATAGTTTTTCTATTTTTTCCTCATTGATTTTGATGGTTTCCGCAAGCTTTTTAATTTGCCCTTTATTTTCTGCAATCGTGTTACATAGTCCTCTAAGTAAACTAAGATTTGCCCCATCTGTTCGGTAGCTAGTTCCAAGTATTTCAAGTTCCTCAATAAGCTCTTTTCTACTTCCAACATTACTGTACCTCTGCAATTTATTTTTAATAATATCATATTGACCTAGTAGATTGCAAAAAGTATTGTTTATTTGTTGTTCTTCTTTATACTGATTACTTAACTTTTGGACTTCTTGAATACCTTTTTCAGCATCCTCAATATGGCCATAGTTATCTAATTCTGCATCAATTTTGGTTGCAGTGACAACTAGGTTATCTAGTATATTTAAATTATTGCTTATGTTTTCAAACCTTTTTTCTAAAGTTTCTATTGCGGCCAGTTCTTTTTCGGCGTTGTCTAAATGCCCATAATCAGCCACTATTTCTTCACTTAATAAGTCTAATTGCCCTTGTTTTTCCGACTTACTTTTATCAAATTCCTTTACTTTTGAATTAATATTGGCCAATGAAGTGTCAATTATTTCTAGGTCTACATACTGATTGATTTGCTTGGCTACTTCTCCCGATGAAATAGGGGGTAACAAGAAATGCCCCTCAAATTGAGTTTGAATATTAATGGGCTTTAAATCCAGCGCCTTTGCTATGGGTTCAGGTACATTGGTACCAAACCCTGTAAAGGGCGTTTGTGAGCCATCTTTTAATGACTCTATAATGTACTGATTTACACCCTTTCCCTTTTCGCGTATAACCTTAACCGTGTCAGTACAAAGCTCTACCCTAGTAGTACCACCCCAATGGCTCCTAAAATCTTCCCCTGAAGGGCGGTTAAAAATTACCCAATAAAGGGCCCTTAAAATAGCAGACTTTCCTTGCTCGGATTCTCCTACTAGAACATTTACACCATTTGAAAAGTCTACGTGGGTGTCACGATGGGACTCAAAATTAAAAAGTGATAGTGAGTTAATCATGTTTACCTTTTTCCAATTCAGCTATAATGGCATCTACATATTCCAATGGGCTTAGCTCTTGTGGCTCCCCTTTTAAGCGAATAAAAGCCATCTGCTCAGGCCGCCCAGAGCAAATTATTGCATACTCAAATTCCTGTTGCCCACATTCACACATAAAAGATCCGCTTAAGGGCTCATTATCCCAAAACATTTTTCTTCTTACTGTACTACATTTAGGGCATCGGTAATATGTATCCACACCACCTGATAAGGAATTCATTTAGGCACTAAACACTGTGATTCTTTCAACTAAATCACCACTACTGCCTTCCCCATCATTTTCATACACATCAATAAATTGATCCCCCGCATACTCATCGTCGTAAACCGTAATAAGAGCCCCATCGGGCAAACTTTCCAACTTATCCCTAAGTTGCTTCACAGTCAGCCACATTATGAATAAACCTCCTTGTTTCCTTCCACAATATCATCCACATCAGTGTACATATCCCACCCACATAAGTATGTCCCCGGAAATTCATTACTGTATCTAAATACAATTCGGCCAATATGAGACTCTTCTAAAATAATACACTGATCCGTCCTCATATCAAGAAAGGGCTTCTTTGAGTCCCTCCCAATTAATGCGCACCATTCCTCCCAAGTAAAGGGTTTATGATGGGCTAACTCCCCCATTGACCTCATACAATCTCCTTTAGCTCAACAATGATTTTTCTATCTTTTTGCTTAACAAAGTTAACCACTACTGGAATAAATTGATTATCATTTTGTACTACTACTCCTGGGCCGCGATACCTTTTAGTCCCAACTGTAAAAGTTCTCCCTTGCATAGAATCGGTGAGAATACCGCAATTATCCCAGTCGCAGGGCATACATGGGCCATAAAAAGTAATTTTTAATGACACGGGGTTTTCCGTACATTTCCACTTTTGTTCCTTCAACTGGGGTTCCATAGTAGCAATCATACGATTTTGTTCAGCGGCATACTTGGGGTTCTTAAACCGTCTACCGTGAGAAGCCATAATATAGGAATTTTGCTTGCTTAAAAGCCATTTACCCTCTAAAACTAGAGTAGCTTTCACTTTATATCTAACCCGTGTTTAAGGGTATTTTTAAGACCCATCAAAAGGTAGTCAATATCCTCTTCATCCCCATAAAACCCAGAAGATTCTATAAAATTTATACTTTGTTCTATACCAGTAAAGAATTGTGCGTCTGGTACTGCTTGTTGATGAAAGTCAACTTGTTCCATAAGTTACTCCTAATTAAAGTATTAGTGTGGGTGGGGTTACGGTTCCCCTAACCAAACTTGCTGGGGGATTTTTACCCACCGTGCGTGCCTTTTAAGGTTATCATCCCGCAGGCTTTACACTAGTGATTGGCCAGCCGCTCGCGTGCGTCGCCACACTAATTCTTTAGCCCCTCCGCAAAGTTCGTGGAGTTGGTGTTGCCGATTGACGTGCCATTTCTTCTTTCTTTTCAAAGCACGCTTGCCAAGCTTCATCACACCCATCAGGGGCATCACACTCTACCTTTTTGCCATTATCAACCCCCCAAACGTGCCCATATGGACAAGGGTTATCCACGGCCATTGGCGCTGCTTCAACGGGAGCAGGCTGCTGAATAGGGGCTTGAGGAACAGTTTCAGGTAAGCGCCTACGGAGCAATTGTGGTGCTGCTGCCGGAGGAACTACTTGCTGTTGGGGCAGTATGTGGGCCACAGATTGTGGCGCAGTGTACATGCCCCGAGGCATATTTTCTTCATCGGCCACGGCTGCTGGGCCATCTATGCCCAAATAGATTTTCTTTAGTTCATCATAAGAAAGAATATTTAAAATGGCATCCAAGTTAATTGCACTACCCAAAACAGACTGGTCATAGGGTTGGCGCGGCTCAAAGTCTACTGCTAAGGTCTGATAATTAGGCTTGTTGTTAAATGGTTTATTAATCATCCGCAACTTCAATGTACGGCCATTATCAAGGGTAAAAAACTCCTGGTACTCATCATGTTTGGCACTTTCATTGAACAGATCTTTTACTAAAATCTCTCCAAAGAACTTATAGGGCACTACCCACAATTGGACACCCTTTGCTTCTTCTTCAGTATCCACAACATTATAGAATTGCTGAGGAACAGCTTTCAGTGCCGTCAATATAGCCGTATCAGTGCCTTGTTGCAATAATTCTGCACGATGCTCACAAATGGGACAGGGTTTCCCCACTGACTTAGGGCAAGCATACCGCCGAGTTTCTTTTCCCTGGCCAATACGATGCTGGAACCAAGTGTTCTCATAGTAAATAGAACCAGCGGGGATTAATGTTTTACCCACAATTTTGTCAACCGTGGTCTTATAGGGTAAAATATCAATATAATGAATTTCTTTACTGGGTTTAAAATACTTGACCTCTTTGGGCACATTAAAGGGCAAGTCACTCCCACCACCACTAGGATTATTGTGCTTCTCCTCAAGAATTTTACGCATCAAATCTCGTGTTGAGTTACTTTGTGGAACGGCCATAATTTACTCCTTTATTTTTTATTACTTCTTTCATAGAAGTGTGCCACCCTAAGCCAGCTAAACGTGAAGCCACATAAATAAAAAGTAGAGCTACCAATAGCACACCTAAAATAACCAAGGCCAACACTACTTTATTCCTCGATTAACTGCCAATTGAGCTAATTTGTTCTTTATTTCTTCTTGCCGCTTTTTGAACTCACCAGATATATCACGAGGGGAACTTGGCCCTGCATAGTAGCTTTGAGCCCACAACTTGGCCATATTTTCCAAGGAAACTTTACGTTGTTCAAAGGCTTTTACTCCGGCTGAAAGGGTTTCTACACCCTGCCGTTTATTAGCCAATTCTTCATAGGCTGCTTGATAATCAGCGTCCTGTACAACTTCCCCACGAATAGCGGTTTCTGTAGGCTTTTTGCTATCTTGGGCATATTTTGCGCGTATTGTTCCATCTACTTGCGCCTGAATAACTTCAAACCGGAGTCTACTGGCATCATAATCCTTATTGGCCTCAGCCAGCATTTCCGCATATTTATAAAACTTTGCTGGTTGGTCCATAAACTCAATGTCCAGTGCCATAGGATCAATTTGTAGTTCTAATGCAAAATTTGGTGTGTGCGAAACAGAATCAGCTAAATGTTGTAAATGCTCAGGAATCCTCGTCATTATACCCCCATGTCTGTTTTGTATTTTGTATCTTGTGCTATATTATACTGAAAAAGCTTAAATTAACTAATATTAAATTATCCATTATTTTTTTAAACTTTTAATTGCACGGGCAATCATAATTCCAGCTATAATTATAGACCAACCTATCCAAGTCATTTTACTCCTCCATGCACTACATCAAAACACGCCTTTGTAAGTCCTGCTTTACCAGAAGCATAAAAATTGTCCTTAAAAGAATCAATTATTAAATATGCCGCTGGGTCATACTTCCCCAATAAAACCTTATTAAAATAGTTTAAAACAGTTTGCCTTATTTGTTCTACATCAGAAGTCTGTAAATTAGCCAGTAACTTACTCACGTTTTCCCATGGTTCCCTTTTGGCTAAGGCCCTGCATAGGTCAATAGCCTCATTTTCCTCGGTAGTTAGCTGCTGTATAGCCCTAATTTGCTGCTCAGGATCCATATAAATGACCTGTTCAAGCATCGTAAGGGCTGCCCTGGGCACCCCACTGCAAACCCTTGAAATATGCTCTTTTATGGCTGTTGGGAGGGGTCTGCCCTCGGCGTCAGCTACCCTTTGAAGCAAAAAGGCTATACGGCTTTCAGGCAATGTCTGCACATTAAATATTTCACAGCGGTTCTTTATAGCGGCTATAATCTTTTGTGGCTCTGTAGTGGTCAATATAAAGTAAACATGCTCTGGGGTATTCTCAAGGGGCCTCAGTAAAAGGTTCTGAAAGCCAGACATCCCCATCTGACTTTCTTCAAGTATAAACACCTTTACAGAACCCTCAATAGGCTGTAATCGTATTTGGGGCAATATATCCCTAGCGGCATCAATACCCCGTAAATCCCCCACGTTTATTTCAATGATGTCACAACCCTTGGCCCCTAAATTCTTAGCCAAAATACGCGCTAAAGTGGACTTACCACACCCAGTATTACCCGTAAACATTACAGCGTGATTATGGTCCTTAAGCTGCAAATAGGACTCAATTGAAGAAATTAAAGGGCTATTTCCAATAATATCAACAAGTTCTTGTGGGCGGTACTTTTCATATAAGGACATAAACACTCCTTAATTTAATAACTTACTCATTGGTATGACATTCTCAAAAGCTTGTTCCATTTCTGGTGCAAATGACATCTGCGTTATAGCTATAACCTTTTCAACTGACATTTCCTGACCGGGGTGTACCCAATCCCCAATTAAAGTAGATTCATCCCCATTATCACTTACATCAATTACTCTATGAAGCGCCCCACAAGTTAAGCACCAGACAAAGTTACCCCCTAAGTACAGTCTATTCTCGTGTTTACAATCGGTCATTAATTAAACCCCCTACCCTTTTATAACCCCCAATGGAGTTAGCTTATGTACAATTTTAACCAAATCCTTTTGATTTTCCATAACCACATCAATGTCTTTATAAGCTGAACTAGCTTCGTCTAGATCATCTACACCCCCAATAGGCATACCATATCCTCGGTGACAATCTGGCATTAAGGCCACATGATGAAAGGCAAAGGGTAAACTAGCCAAATTGACAGCTTGCTTTAATGCTCCTTCTTCAACATCACTAGCCCATACTTTTATAGGAACATGTGTATCACTTGCTAATACCTGCATTTATTCCTCCACTTTCTTTTTTGTGAACCAACTGCCATCTACATCTGTACATTCCATTTCCACATCCAAAGGTACCAAAACCCATGGCCAGTGGGCCCTTACTTCTTCGCACATAACCCTTTTTATTGTGGCAATAATATGTTCTTTTTCAGGAGGGTACAAATCATAAATCAAAGAATCATGTATTTGACTAACAATTTTAGACTTCCACCCTTCCCTTTTGCCTATTTCATTTAAACGGGTTAAACTCCATAAAAGTAAATGAAAACTAGATCCTTGAATAGAATAATTTGATATCTGATTCCTACGTAAGGGCCCATGTATACGAAATCCTGTGGGGGTATCCATATAGCCACTAGTGCAATAACTATCTATAGTCTGCTCTTTCCATTGGCCATACACTTTAAACCGTTTATTCCAAAAATCATCTTCTACCCTTTGAACATGGTTGGTAAACTCTTTTTCACTGGTAATGCCTTTTGACTTTAACCAATCAAGTAAAGAAATTTCTTTATCCAATAATGTAACTTTAAAATTTTCACGACAAACAGTTTTCCATATAGCTGGACCGACCATTTTATAGTAACTTCCGTAAAATTCAGGGAAAACAAACCCATTTTTAGAAACATGGCGTATTGGTTTAGTTACTTGGTCAAGGGGCAGAAGAAATAAATCAGACGCAACATCCCTGTGCATATCAGTAGTAGGGTCTGTTATATACTTAATTAATTGTGGGTCTTTACAATGTGAAGCTGCCCCTCGAACTTCCGCTCCGCTATAATCGGTTTCCAGTAACATATTACCAGGGCTGGGGACTAGGCAGCTACGTATAATCTTCTGCATTTCTTTATCACGGTTAGGCCAATTTTGGGCGTTAGGGGATGTGGATGAACTTCTCCAACTATCTACTGTATTTAGTTTAAAAAATGGATGTAACTTCCCGTCAACTGTTTCACGTAAAATGCCACTTAAAAAGGTGTCTCTTACTTTAATTAGTTTACGTAATTTGACCAAATCTTCAATAAATGTAGCCTTGCCCATATAATCTTCTAATGAATCCGCACTTATTGAAGGACTGCCTTGTGGGAACATTCTAGTTGGACTAGTAAATTCCAAGGGCTTAATTTTAAGATGTTCAAACAGTAGCCATTTTAATTGAATCGGTGAAAATAAGTTGAACTTATCTAAATATTTAGTTTTCCAAGCTTTTATATCCTTATTTGCCTCAAGTTTTTTTATAATAGCTTTTTCTTGTACATCAATACGCTTTATTTGTTTATTTAAATAACCTACGT